GAGTTTTTCACATGGCTATTCGTGATCTTTTACGCAATCAATTTGTTACGCAGTCCCTCGCGCCCGCCGCGCGAGTCAATGGCACGGCGACCGGCACAACCGTCGATCTACGCGGTTTCGACGGCGCCATGGTTATGGTTTCCTTCGGCGCTTATACCGACGGCACACATACGCCGTCGGTTTTGCAATCGGCAGACGGCATTAACTGGATCGCTTGCGTCTACGGCACCGACCTCGACGGCCCCGCAAACCTAGCCGCCGTCAGCAGCAGCGCAGGAGCCAACACCGTCCAGCAGATTGGCTATATCGGCAGTCTGCGTTATCTCGCCGTCGTCATGACGACGACGGGCGCAACGACAGGCGCGCTTAGTGCGGCCAGCGTCATAGCCGGTTTCCCGCGCAGCGGCCCGACAATGTAAACGAAGACCCTTTCCGGCATCCGGGGTTTCCCCGGATGCCGGTTTCGGTTTCCTGAACCCTGATTTATGAACTAATCATGCTTTCTTTTTCTCTCGTAACGCCTCCTGTAGTCGAGCCTGTTTTGCTCGCCGACGCCAAGCAGCAGGCACGCATCGACACGACAGCCGACGACGCCTTGGTCACAAGCCTGATCACGGGCGCGCGGCAGTGGGCTGAAAAATTCACGGGCCGCGCCTTTGTCACGCAAACGTGGCAGGTGGCGATCGACCTTCTGCCCGGAGCCGCCGAAAAATGGTGGGACGGCGAACGCCAAGGCCCCATCACGGGGCTTGACGAGGTCAACTATATCAGCCTGCCACGCGCGCCGTTGCAAAGCGTCGCAAGCGTCCAGTATTTCGACAACACCGACACCCCGACGATCTGGCCGACAAGCAATTATTTTGTCGATACGGTGCGCGAGCCGGGACGATTGGCGTTGCGGCTCGGCTCCGTCTGGCCCGTTCCGGCGCGCCTGACAAACGGCATCGTTATTACGTATGTCGCGGGCTACGGTAACGACGGCACAAGCGTGCCGGAAACGATCAAAACCGCGCTTCGCCAGCTTGTCGCGCATTGGTACGAACATCGCGGCGACGCGGCAACGGCGGCCAGCGCGCGCGGCTCGATCATTGTGCCGGCAGTTCCCGTGCCGCTCGTCATCCAAGCGTTGCTCGATCCCTATCGCGTCCGTTACTCGGGAATTTGACATGCATATCGGCGAACTTCGCAAACAAGTCGCGGTCCAAGCGGAACAACAAACGCCCGACGGCGCGGGCGGCTATGCGCTTGCGTGGACGACGCTTGCCTCCGTCTGGGCCGACATTGCGCCCGCATCGGGAAATGAAGTGTTCGCGGCGGGACATCTTGAAGGCCACGTCACGCACAAAATCACGATGCGCTGGCGCAGCGACCTTGCGATCACCTCCGACATGCGGCTTTTGTACAACAATCGAGCCTTCAACATCCGGGCCGTCATGAACAAAGACGAAAGCAACCAATGGGCGACCCTTTTGGTTGAGGAAGGAGCTGCGGTATGACGGACGCCCTTCTCAACGTCCAGGAAGCCGTTTTGGGGGCTTTAGCCACCAGCGCCGAAGTGCAGGCCGTTCTTGGCTCGACGCCGAGGCTTTACGATCACGTGCCGCCAAACGCGACGTTTCCTTATGTCGTCTACGGCCCTTCGCACGTCGTGCCATATGACACGAAGACGGAGGTGGGTTTCGAGCAGGTTATCACGCTCAACATCTGGTCGCGCTATCGCGGCGGCAAAGAAACGCGCGACGTTTTTCAGGCGCTTTACGACACGCTTCACCGCGCGAATTTAAGCGTTTTAGGCGAAGTCTTTCTTTCATGCGAATTTCACAGCGCTGATTTCTCCTTGGACGCCGACGGCCTGACGTATCACGCCGCTGCGCGTTTCAGCATCGTTACCCAAAGCACGTAAAATGACCCGTAAACATTATTCTATCGATCAGCTTTCGACGGCGACCTCGCGGCAAGCGCAAAGCGAAATGGCGATGATGCAAAGCGACCTTCGCAAGCTGCGCGACAGCATCTCGAACATGAGCCGCTCGATCCACGAGCCCGTTATCCGCGCCAGCCGCAAGAAAACCAAGAAGACGACGAACGCCTCCCTTTTCAGCCTCGTTCTTGACGGCGTCGGGGGAGTCGCCGCAGGAAACCTGCTCAACGAGCTTGGGGTAAGCACAAGTTCCTCGAGCGCCTCGCAACGCATGAGCAGTACCCTTGCTCTTCTCGCCCTTGGACAAAGGATAAGGTAATGTCATTTGATGAAATCGAACTGCCGCTTCGGGTCGGGTTCGGCTCGAAGGGCGGGCCTAATTTTTCGACCGAAATCGTCGTCGTCGACAGCGGCTATGAACGGCGCAATCAAAATTGGTCGCAGGCGCGGCGCGTGTTCGACGCGCGCGCAGGCGTGCGCTCGGCCTCGGATGCCGCAACGCTTCTGAACTTTTTCCACGCCCGGGCCGGACGCGCGCGCGGATTCCGCCTTAAGGACTGGAGCGACTATTCGAGTGCCGCCGACAACATCTCGGCTCCCTCTTTTGCCGATCAAACGATTGCAACGGGCGACGGGACAACGGTCACGTTTCAACTCGTCAAAAACTACGGCAGCGGGGGCATCACGCATGTGCGCACTATTGCCAAACCAGTCGCCGGAAGCGTCATTATCGGCGTTGGCGGCGCAGCTTTAAGCACCGGATGGAGCGTCGATACCACAACGGGCCTTGCCACTTTCGCAACGGCACCTGCGATAGGCCAGGCAATTACAGCGGGGTTTTTGTTCGATGTGCCCGTGCGTTTCGATACCGATTATCTGTCGTTGTCCGCCGAAAACTATGCCGCGTATCAGGCCGACGTGCCTCTTGTCGAAGTTCGCATCTAAAAATGAAAACCATTTCTTCCGCGTTGCAGGCTCACCTTACCGGCGAGCTGACGACGCTTGCCACCTTGGTCAAAATAACGCGCGTTGACGGCACGATCAAAAGCTTCACGACGCACGACCAGAACATAACGATTGCGAGCGTGACGTATCTGGCCGACGGAGCCTTGACGCCGAGCGCCATCGAAAGCCGCGCCGGGCTTGCCGTCGATAATCTCGAAGTCACGGGCATTCTCGACAGCGCCGACATTGCCGACGCCGACATCGAGGCCGGACTTTACGACTTTGCGCGCATCGACGTTTACGCGTGCAATTGGGCCGATCTGACGCAAGGAACGGTGCAAGTGCGGCGCGGCTGGCTGGGCCAAGTGACGAGCGCCGATGTGCATTACGTCGCCGAGTTGCGCGGCCTTCACGATCTTTTGCAGCGACCCGTCGGCGATTATTATACACCTGAATGCCGCTTCGATTTGGGCGACGCGAATTGCTGCGTCAACCTTTCCACACAAACATCGACCGGAACCGTCACAAGCGTGACCGACAACGCAAACTTCACCGATACCGCGCAAACCGCCGCCAACGGCATTTTCGCCTATGGCAAACTAACGTGGGCCTCGGGCGCGAACAAAGGCCAAAGCATGGAAGTCAAGGCGTGGAATAATTCGTCGCAGCTTTTTACGCTGTGGCTTCCAATGCCGAATGCGATTGGGGTCGGCGACGCCTACAGCGTCACGCCCGGCTGCGACAAACGCTTTGCAACGTGCCGTGATACCTTTTCGAACGGCACGAATTTTGGCGGATTCCCCTACGTGCCGGGCGTCGGCAACATTTTGCAGTATCCTTCATGACCGACAAACATCAATGCATGATTGCGTCCGCGCGCGCGTGCCTCGGCACGCCGTTTCATCATCAAGGGCGAAGCCCCGGCCTCGGCCTCGATTGCATTGGGCTTGTCGTCGTCGCGCTTACCTCCGTCGGTTTTTCGGTACGCGACCGCGCCGATTACGGACGCCGCCCTGACGGGAAAAGCCTGATCGCGGCGCTTAACGAGCACGGCGCGCGCCGCGTCGAGGATATCGAAGCCGCCGACGTTCTGGTCTTTCGCTACGACAACCAGCCGCAACACGTCGCGCTCGCCTCAAGCGCCGCTACGATGATCCACAGCTTCGCCCCCGCGGGCAAAGTCGTCGAAACGCCGATCGGCGATTACTGGAAGCGCCGCCTGACGGCCATTTACCGCTTTTCCTTCACACCCTGATTTTCCCTTATGGCCTCTGTCATTCTCAGATCCGTCGGCGCCGCCGTCGGCAACATGTTCCTGCCCGGCATCGGCGGAGCCTTGTTCGGCGGCTTGGCCGGAGGCCTCGGCAATGTCGTCGACAGTAAACTCGGCCTCGGCTCGACCGTCACCGGCCCGCGGCTTGAAAACCTATCGGTGCAGGATTCGCGCTATGGCGCAGGCATTCCCATCGTTTACGGCAACGCACGCATTGCCGGCAATGTCATCTGGTCGACCGACCTGATCGAGACGCAGCACAACAGCACCGTCGGCGGCAAGGGCGGAAGTTTGGGCGGCGTTTCCGAGACGACCTATACCTATAGCGTGCATTGCGCCGTCGGCATTTGCGCGGGCCCCATCGCGGGCATCAGCACGATCTGGGCCGATAGCACCGTTATTTACCAGAACGGCGTGTGGACATCGGGGCTTTTCGACGGCGTCACAATCTATACCGGAAGCGCAACGCAAGCCCCCGACAGCTTTATGCAGTCGATCCTCGGCACGGGCAACGTTCCCGCCTATCGCGGCCTGGCCTATATCGTTTTCGACAACTTGCAGCTTGCAAACTTCGGAAGCCGCCTGCCGAACCTGACGTTCGAAATCGCCGCCGCCGCCGCCACGAACAATCCCTTTTTCGATGCCTGCCTCGACGCTGGAATCTCGCAACGCTCGCAGACCGCGCAAAACGGCACGATGTTGCCGATCCCCCTGCAAAGCAACGGCGCGGAAGTCCAGACGGTTCTTGTCGGCGGCTTTATCCCGAACAACACGACGGCAACCTTTGTCGCCGCGACCTATGACGTTACGGGAAGCACCCCTACGCTTCTATCGACAGTCAACAGCGCGACCTTCCCCATTTCGTATATTCCCGTCGATACATCGTGGGCCTTGTCCCCCGACGGGCGGTTCATCGCGTATTACGCCCAAACGGCGACGACGCCGTCGCACGCTTTCGCGCTTTACGACACGGAAACGCAAACGTTTGGAACGGCTTACACGGCTTCGCTCACGCAATCGTCGAGCACCAAAAAAATCATGTGGCTCGACGCGCAGCATTTCGTGATCGACGACGCCCCCGCGAATATCCGCGGGCTTCATGTTTTTGCGCGCGCGGGGACAAACATCGTTGACCTCGGATTTACGGGCTTGTGGAATACCAACAGTTCGTCAACGACGACGCCTTTCTATGGCGTTCAGTTCTCGCCCTATGCCGACGGCCTGATCGCGTACAATTTCATCACAAGCACCAAAACGCTGCAAGCGCGCACCCTAGCGTGGCGCAACAACCAATTGTCTTTGGGAACCACGTATACGATAGCCGCCAACCTTTCCCTTGCGACAGGAAGCGGCTTGCACGCGAACATCGTCCAGACGGGAAACACCGAATGGACGATCGTCTTTGCCAATGTTTCGTATTACTGCCTCATGTCGTTCGAGCCTTCGGCGTCATCCGCCGTCATCACGCGCCCCTGCCAGCAGATACTTCCAACGTTCGGGGCGGCAACGACGTTTTTCCCGGTTTTTTACGGCGACCGGCTTTTGATCGTGCAAAACGCGGTTTACGGCAATGATTACCTTCTTTCGGAAATCCTTCTGAGCCAGGGCTGTTTTACCCTGTCCGTCAACGCCGTAAACGTGCCGAGCCTTTCTAACGAGAACTATGACTTTTTCGCGGTGCGGCTCGACGGTTCGCGCCTTTTATTCGCAAGCGTCGGCGGCACGACATATGACCTTCAGCAATTTGCGATCATCGAACGTAATGCGCTGGGAAGCGTTGCCGCCATTCTTTCGGACATT